AGTTATACGATATACTGTTTCACCGATTTGTAAATCTTGATAACCATAGTACCACTTACCATATTTTTCCTGGCATTTATCAGGATCTAGATGCCTTCCCTTAATATAATTTATACCGTCTTGGCACTCATCTAAAGGTTTCATATATGATGTTAAATCATGGACTTGAACTGGGTGTTCTTTTACGGGTTCTTCTTTCTTTTTAAGATTACCGAAAACATCACCATTTCCCGAAGCAAGTTTTTCAACGGTATTACCGAATTGCTCGCGTTTATAATTTGAAATTAAAGCTGGGAAGAAGTCTCTAAGAAATGAATAAACTGTTTTGTTTTTTGCAGCACAATCACCGTTGAAACAAGAAACATTTGTTACACCATTTTTGATATATAAATGTAATCGTTTCTTATTCTTGTGTGTACGAGAGTCACCACACACCGGACATCGCGCCGAAATATCAATGTCTGTTTCTTTACCTATTCTATCCATGCCAACGGCTAATTTAAAGTACTTTATATCAATTCTATTCAACATCTAATATTTCCTTTGCATACCACCCTTCATATTTTTTATACATTTCCCTTTTCTCTTTCTTTATATATCTCCAATTAAAGAATATTGGTTCACCGATATTGGTTAATGATTTTCTAAAGTGATTTGGCATATTATTTTCTTGTAATGTACGATGGAATGTCCCATTACATTTATGTATTATATCACCACTTTTGTTAAAAATGTATATCAATTTTGCTCTCGGGTTTTCTTTGCCTTTATGGGCGGTACCTTCCCATTTACCATCCCCTTCTTTCTTAAAGTTTCCTTTAGATGAGCTGGTTTTACCTTTATGAGAATCTGACATCTTTTGTTTTGTTTCGTCTGTCATATACTGAGATGGGTTATTTTTCTTCATGCGTTCAGACTTAGTGCGCCTTTCTTTATCAGTATACGAATTGGGGTTTCTTCCACCAATACCGCCTTCTTTAAGGTTATAGTTTGTATTTTCTTTGATAAAAGACTCGGTGACTATCGATCTTTCCAACTTATACGCTAATTCTTTGTAAGGTGTTGAATAGATGATTCTTTTTTCAAAATTTTCAATACCATGCTTTTTAATTGCAGCTTTAATTAGTTTTCCTGATCCCATATAATTCGGGTTTTTACCATTATGAACGCCGATATAATACTTTCTATTCACAAGATTAACTATTTTATAAACTATGTACACCGTATGAACACCTCAGTTATTTATGTTTTTATGAGTTCGGCTTTACAAAATACATATAAAGTTGTAAAATGCAAAGCCGATTAATCATTATCTTTCCTTCGTTCTTAGGTATTTAATCCCATCCAAAGTCGTCGGCGGTCAAATCCCTATTAATTTTAAAATGATTAGGTAACTGCATAGCAATTTGTTTAAGGTTATTGTTATTAAGATATTCTTCAAATGCTTTATCGTTGTAATCTGTTTTTGCGGTTTTAAATGATTCAAGAATAGCCTCTGAAATTTCCAGAGGAATACCTTCTTCCATAACAAGTTTAAAGTTTCTTTCATAATGAACACGATATAATGGATGAGAATCTAACCAATTATCAACACTACCGTGTTTTTCAATTGCTTTAACTAAAGTAGTTGGGCCAAACCTAATATCTTGGTAAACATCCTTTTCTCCTGTACTTTCCTTCTTTCTATTTAGTTTGTAAACATCAAATTCATTTAGTAATCTACGTTTTTCATCAGAAGATAAATCAGATGATTTAAATTCCATAGGATCTTTAATATTATAACCTTGGTCTTTTAAATATTTAAGAAATGCAGGACTAAATTCAGTATGGTCTACAACTTTAGGTACTTCATCTGATGCATCACCTAAACAAACATGTTCTAGTATCCAATGGTCCATCGTTTCATGTTTATTTTCTGGCACTATCCATTTTCTTGTTAATGCACTATATTGATGAACATTTTCATTATCTCGTTGCGCTTGGATCATATCCTTATCAGGAGTATGAAGTAATATTAACTCATATGGGTTATATTCACGAGCAAGAACTAACATAATGTCATCGGCTTCAGCGCGATTTACACCAATTACTTTCCATGGGACATGTTCTTCTAACTGCTTAATTAATTCATTAACATGTCCAAACACTTCTTGGAAATTAATATCAGACTCGTCACGACCTTTTTTACGATTTGACTTGTAGTTAGGATAAACATCTTTACGCCAATAACCACCAGCACTGACGTCTAAACAAATAACAAGATCACCGTATTTTGGACCGAATGTTTGATTAATGTTGAATAATTCATCTAAAATCAAGTACTTAGTATAACCAACAAATTCAGATGTAATGTAAGTGCCATTTTCATCCTTTTTCGGTTTAACTTGGGCAACTGATGAATGAATCATCCTATGTATTATTGAACTGAAATCAATCAGGATCATAGGTAACTCCTTATATTTTTTAACTATTATACAACATTTATATAAAATAAAAGGGGTGATTAACCCCTTTTATGAAATTATGTTATATTAAACTAAACCTTCAAGGAGTGAATCTAAATCATCAGCTTTACCAGCAGGTTGTGGTTGAGCAGATTGTGTTTGTTGAGCAGGTTCTTGTGCAGGTTGAGAAGGTTGACTAGGAGCTGCATTAACTTCAGATTGTTGTGGAGTCGGTTCAGCAACAGTGGTTGTTACCGGTGCAGCCGCTGGGGCAACAGTTTCCTGTTCAGTGAAAGTAACCCAAGTCATTTTCTTTTGTAGTTCTTCATAAGACATGAAAGATTCAGGCTTAAGTAAACCAGATAATGTATGAGTGTTAGTTTTAATATCTTCAAGAGCTTGTTCAACACTATCATAAACAGAGGTTACTTCATTAATAACTTCAGAGCTATCATAGTTAATTTGACCATTAGCACCTTTACGAGCTACCAAACGGAAAGAATTACCACGAAGAGGGTTGAATAGTTCTTTAGGTTGTGCACCTAACGCACGGTCTTGTTCAGAAGGATCTACAGCACTTTGAATTTTATCTTTCATTGCACCAGACATTTCGTACAAGAAGATTTTACCTTCATTTTCTGGATTAGCTGGATCTTTAAGAACCTTGATATTTGCAACGTAGCGAATACCACGACCAAACATTTTAGCACCTTCTTTATCACCAGAGTTCCACAGTTCTTGCCAACGTTCTTGGAATGGGCAAGGTTGACCGATTGTAGCCGGAGAAAACTCAGACACAAACCGTTTTTTACCGTTTTTAACAATAGTGGTATTAATTTTGAATAGTTTTTGGATCATTCCTTTTTCTGAATCAGGAAGGAAACGAATTAAAGCAGCACCACTACCTTCTTTATCTTTGGCAAGGGTATAGAATCGTTCATCTTTTGCATACTTGTTAGATTTTTCTGCGAAAGGATCTGCACCAAGTTCTTGTTTTAGTGCGTCGAAGTTAAAAGCATTTGCGTCGATCATATTATTTTCTCCTAGATTAATCGAATTAAAAATTACTATTTTAGAGTCTTTGCGGACTATACCATCACAGTTTTTAGTCTTGGTGGACCACGTCGTTTTAACAAACGATGAGAATATTATATCAAACAACTATTAAAATATTCTCACCAGATAAAAATTTATTTATATTTTACTTTAATGATTTTAGTAATTCATTAAGGTATTTGGTTGCTTCATCTTTTGGAATTTCCATATCATGATATACAGCCATCAGTTCAGACTTCAAACTTGATTTTTTAATGATCAAAATTTCATTATCAGAATCATTCATATGCATCATTGCATAATTACCAAATGATAAATAAGAACCCATTTCATATTCATAATCTGGCCCAATCAAAACTCCATATTTTTCAAAGATTTTGAAAAAATCTTTTTCATTGAAGTCTTTACCATTTAGCTTCAAAAACGAACCCATAATAGCTTCACTAAAACCATAAGAAAATGTCATGTGTTTATTGGCAGTAGCGGTAGCTACACTATCCGCACTGCCTGTACCTGAACCACGAGCACTACCAAATTCTGATGAAAGTAAAGAAATTAAACATTCTTTTAATTTAGACATGTCACAGCTCATATAGAGAGTGCCTATCTCTTTTTTCCAACCGTAAATCTTGTTTTCGTTTAAAAAATCTTTAAAATTCATATTTAATATTCCTTTGTATGGTTTATGTTTATATATTTATATTTATACTTTAACACTCATAAGGATTTGTAAGCTATCAAAAGATTTGTTTGTTAGTAGAATACGATAAGCATCACGAGCTGAGTTATATTTAACATCAACTACATAATCAGATACTGGAAGCATTTTGAAATTTTCAACTGGAATTTTAATTTCAAATTCTTTTGATGTATCAGCTTCTTTACGAACTGAGAACTTGTTAGATTTAGCGTTAAATTTATTCGTTGCACCAAGAGAAACTGTAATATCACCATCTTGAGATGTTACAAGTACTTCTGACAAGTCTTTAAAAACACCAGTAGCCGATTTAATATTTTTCATATCATCTACTAGTAAATCAAATGTAGCGACAGATGGTGCTTCTTGCGTCTTTTTAAATTGCGCCGGATCTTTATTGTATGCATCCATCAAAGCAGCATTATCCATAATATAAGATGATGATAAATCACCTGCACTAATATTAATAGTGTTACCGCTAACTTCAACAGAATGGTCATCAGGAAACAACTTAAACAGATTCAAAAAGTCTGATAGTGAATCTTTTAGTGGGATAGGTTCAAAAGGATCGGTTCCTAGTTCAGATACATCAACACAAACCATGACATCTTGCGCCTCAGACACAGCAACGGTTTGAGGATGTTTGATAATGATTGAATTGGTTACTGCGTTTAATTGAGATAAAACTGAAAGTACTTCGGTATTAAGCATGTTTGACATTTGTATTCCTTCTTATTAAAATGTATTTTCTTAGTTGACAAGAGTTATTATAACTCATATTATATAAAATTTTCTGGGAAATTTGAAATTAATTCATCCATTTGTTTTTTAATTTCATTTGCTTGTGCAGCGAGTTTATTTATTTCGCTGCTCGAGTGTGTAGAACTATTTGCACAGATTAATTCATGGCGAGGGTCGTCTTTGATAAAGTGTTGAGGTGCTTTTTCGAGTTTTATGTTATTTTCTTCATTAAACTTTTTATGCAATTCAGATCTCAACGCCATTTTAATATCATTTGATTTTTTTGTTAACTCTGTTAACTCACCAATTAATGTGTCAATACTAATCATTTTAGCATTTGATTGAATATATTTTGTTCGTTCTTGAGCATGTTTTTTATTAATAGCTTCTACTTTACTACAATATGCGTTTGTTAATAATTTTACTTGTTTATCGATATCCTGTTTAAATAATTCTTTCATTCTAGGAAAGTCATACACAAACATCATCCCACTGATTGAAAAATTACACCCTACTCCACCAGTGCCGGTTTTTAGGAACGGAAATAATGACGCAATGTCGCCAAATGATGGTGTTCTGCTAAAGTAAGAATCATTAATCAATTCAACAGTTCCTGACCATCTACCAATAACACCCGGGTATCCTTTCGGTAGATCACTCTTACTACCACAATTTGAAGGATATCCTTTTGGTGCATTGTGCGTATTACTAACAAGGTCAGAATATTGGTTAGGATAAGAAGTAAATGATATCTTAACACCAAGTGCCTGCAACCCATCAATTAAAATCTCAATAACATCATAAAAGCTTTCGGCGTTTGATATAATTGTTTCGTTGATTTCATTGATAATGACGTTCTTGGGTGATTGATTTAACTGTGGAATCATATTTTTACCTTATATAAAAAACTCTGGGTATTCTTCTTTTGCTTTTTTAGTGAAATGTTTCACGTTGTTTGATGAAGCATAAGCTTTTAGTGTTTCTTTCATACCACTTCTTTTTAACTTGCGCACAAATATTTCGTATCTTGCATCTTGTACGGTTTTGTGTAATTCTGGTAACATGCCTACATCCCTAATGTATCTTACGTCCATTTTTGTGCTAAAAAATGTAATAAAATATCCAACATCCTTTTTATAATAAACGGTTTTTACATCGCCCTTAACTGCCGCGAAATAAACTTCGTCCATTTGATTAGCGTCAAAGTGTTTAATGAGTGCTATTGCTGTTTTATTCATTTTGGTACAACATTAAATTTTTCAAGAAGCGTTTTTGCAACATATGCTACATTATCTTCAGGTATTCCGGATTGTGAACCG